GTATCACCTAAACCCAATGCACCAAATGTATTATTACCCCATACATACAGTTTATTCTGTCCATCACGTATCATCATAGAGCCACGATTGATATACGCTTCTTTTAAATTTCCAGTAAAAGGCAATGCAACAACACCACTTCCTATTTGCACAGGGCTACTAGTATTAGCACCCGAAGATGTTATTAAGCTGTTACTTGTGTTTGTGCCCCAGCCCCAAATTGTATTATCGCTTCTTCTTGCTAGTGCTGTTCCACCACCACTAGCGTTTAATGTACCCTGTAAATCAACCCATCTATTATCTGCAATTGTTCCTAATTGTACCGGACTACTTTTATTAACTATGTCACCTAATCCTAAAACACCGGTGGCGCCTTGACCCCATGTGAATATGTATCCGTTACCTATTGCACCTGCTGAATATTCACCTAAATTAGTAACACCAGTAAATGTTATATTACTGAAAGGTGTAGCTACTTGTACAGGACTACTACGAGATAATGTAGTGCCATCACCTATTGTACCGTATGTTTGGTTTCCGCCCCAACCATATATTACGTTGTTAGTATCACTAGCAATGAAGGCAGCATTAGATGAAAATCCAAATCCATTAACTGGACCTATAATATAATTCCAGTTAGTTGATGTTCCCACCTGTACAGGACTTGATTTAGTAACAGTAGTACCATCACCCAACAATCCACCATCTCCATATCCCCATGTCCATAATGTTCCGTCAGTTTTTATTGCCGCGCTTGAACTTATTCCTGCCGCTATAACAGAAAAATCACTTAATGATAATACTTGAGTTGGGCTACTGCGTGAGACAGTACTAGTTAATCCTAATTGCCCTACGTTATTCATTCCCCAACCCCAAATTTTATTACCAGTAAGCGCAAGTATATGACGCCATCCTGTAACTACCTGGCTAAATGAAGATAATCCTACACCAACACCTCCATTTAATTGCACTGGACTTGATTTACTAACAGTAGTACCATCACCTATTTTTCCATCACCACCATTACCCCATACAAATAATAATCCACCTACTTTTATACCTACTGTAAAGGCATTGCCTGCACCTAATGCATTATAACCATATACACTAGTCCAACTACCTGCAATTTGCACTGGACTACTACGTGATACAGTAGTACCATCACCTAACTGACCCTGGTTATTATCACCCCATAAGAATAATCTACTATCTGTTGTTATTGCCCCATACACACCTTTAGTAAGACTAGCCCAATTAGTATTAGTACCTAGTTGTACAGGACTACTGCGACTAATTGTAGTTCCATCACCTAAATACCCCGCACTATTAAATCCCCAGGCCCATAATGTGCCATCATTTCTGATAGCCATGACTGCACCTGATACTACTGATACAGCGGACCATAAAGTACCACTATTAATTTGTATAGGACTGCTACGTGATACCGTAGAGCCATCACCAAAAGTTCCTTCAGCATTTCTTCCCCAACCCCACAGTGAGCCACCGCTTAAAAAGAATGTAGTTGTGTCTGTTGTTAAACTTGCAGTGTTTACGTTATAACTTAATTTAACGCCTATTTGTACTGGGCTACTTCTACGAATAGTAGCACTATTGTCACCAACTTGCCCAAAATCATTAAATCCCCAACCCCACAATGAGTTATCACTTTTGATACCATATCTATTATATGCAGTATAGGCAATAGTTGGTATATAGTTCCAAGTACCAGCTAATTGCGTTGGCGCACTACGACTTGCTGTTGAAGTATCTCCAACTTGTCCATATATATTATTTCCCCATGCAAAGTATACACCGGTATTAGTAAGTGCTGTGCCTGCACTAATTTGAGTAATACTTAAGGCAGCAAAAGTTGCAATTTGTACTGGACTACTTTTTGCTACAGTCGTACTATCTCCAATCGCTCCGCTAGAGTTGCTTCCCCAAGCCCAAAGATTACCATTACCTGTAGTCAGTGCATATGTGGTGTCCTCCATTGTTTTTGCTACTAATGCCCATGAAGTTAATGCACCAACTTGGACAGGACTACTTCTATTTATTAGTACCATCACCTACTTGGAAGGCTGCATTACCGCCCCATCCCCATAATGTATAATCAGACCTGATTCCCAAAGTATGATTCGCTCCGGCACTTACATTAAGCCAACTTGATGTACCTAGTTGTATTGGACTTGATTTACTAGCAGTGGTATTATCACCTAATTGTCCTGATGTGTTATCCCCCCAGGCCCACAAGGTGCCGTCACTTCTGACTGCCATACTATGAGAAGATCCGTTACTAATAGTTGTCCAACTTAACATTATGTATTATTTCCTATCTGTCCAAACGTATTATCACCCCATGTAAATAAATTACCATACGCATCAATTGCATTGCTACTATTATTAGTAGCGGCAATATACTTATATATCTTAGTACCTACTTGCATCGGACTACTTCTAGGTAATAAGCTACTATTATTTAACCCGCCGTTAAGATTGGCTCCCCATGTCCATATTGTACCATTTTGTGCCAATGCTACACTATAACTTTTGCCTGCTTGGACATCTGTCCAATTGCCTGATACTTGTACTGGACTTGATTTAGTAACAGTAGTACCATCACCTAATTGTCCATTACTATTTGTACCCCATGTCCATAGTGTATTATCGATTCTAATTGCTGTAGTGAAATTATCAGATACACTACCTATTATCCAACTATTTGTTCCAATCTGCAATGGGCTACTTCTATTAGACGTTGTTATATCTCCTAATTGTCCGAATCCATTATAGCCCCACATATATAATCTACCCAAAGCATCTATTGCCATGCTAGTTGACATACTAGCATTAACAAATGCCCAGCTACTTAATAGTCCTATACGAACTGGTCTATCATAAAAATTTCCTTTTCCTGTACCCATTTGTACAGGGCTACTGCGTGAAAGAACATCATTAAATTGTCCCAATTTTCCAGAGTCGCCTTGACCAGTCACCATAGTAGTATCATTCAATACACCAAATATATTAACACTGCCTGCATATAAATTAGTAAAGCTAAATGATCCTACTTGCACCGGGCTACTTCTAGATAGAGTATCATTTTGTCCTAACTGTCCCCAAGTATTATCTCCCCATGCCCATATTGTTCCATCAGTTCTTAATGCACTAGAGAAACTATAACCTGCACTTATTTGAGTATAACTGCTAGAATTTAATTGTATAGGGGATGGTACTATAGTTTTTAGTGCTGTATCTATTTGTACAGGACTACTTCTTGAAATTACAGTACCATCACCTAGTTGTCCTGAACTATTCGACCCGAATGTAAATAATACTCCCGCAGAATTTATATATCCTGCTTGATTTTCTATACCACTAATTAAATCTGTGTTAGGAAGCTGTTTATATGTTCCAGAAAGTACAATGGGACTTGATTTATTAACTGTGGTACCATCACCTAGTTGACCTAATTGATTACGACCCCATCCATACACTACACCACCACTAGTTCCGAGTACCGTAGTTGCAAATGCAGTTACGTCAGTCCAACTACCAGGTACTTGCACTGGGCTACTTCTAGCTGTTGTATTATTTTGTCCTAATTGTCCGTATAAATTTTGACCCCATGACCATAAAGTATTATTAGATTGTAATGCTACTACACCATATAAAGTAGATACAACTTTAGTCCAAATATTCAATGTACCAACTTGTACTGGGCTACTTCTATTAATTGTAGTTCCACTACCTAAATTTCCATTGACATTGAGACCCCAGGTCCACAGTGTGCCATCTGTTTTTACTATAGCTACATATGATAAACCTTGACAAACTGAACTTATGCCACCACCAAATATTTGCACAGGACTACTACGACTAATTGTACTATTATTCCCTAGTTGACCTACGGAGTTACTACCCCAAGCATACAATCCACCATTACTTGTTAAACCTATTGTGTTTCCATTTGTAGTATAAATTTTAGTCCAATTGAGAGCAGTTCCTATTTGTATCGGACTACTGCGATATATTGTAGTATTATCACCTAGTTGTCCAATATTATTGTATCCCCATCCATAAAGAACACCAGAAAAATCTACTGCAAACATACTTGCAGAACCAAAATCACCACCTAAGGTTCCTAAAAAGCTAAATGACATTGTACTAACTTGCACTGGACTACTTTTTGACACTGTAGTACCATCGCCATATGACGGCGTTGTAACGCCTACAGTTGAACCCCATGCATATAAGTATCCACCATTTTTTAATCCAAAAGTAGTAGAACCCATTGATACTTGTAGCCAACTATTAGAAGAAGTTATAGTTGCAAGTTGACCGAATGTATTACTACCCCAAAGATATAAGCTATTATTAATCAAACCCATAACGTGTGAACTGCCTGCGGCAATTTGAGTCCAACTACTTGTTCCTATTTGTATAGGGCTACTACGATAACCCATATTAGATTCTAAGTTATTTGCTAATACTCCAAATGTTCCATTGCCCCAACTCCATAATGTACCATTACTCTTAGTAGCGATAGTAAAATCACTTTTTATACTTACTAAATTCCAACTACCACTAGTTTGTATTGGGATTGAACGAGTGACTGTAGTATTATCACCAACTTGGCCACTAGAGTTAAGTCCCCATACAAATAATCTCTTGTCTGTTGTTATTGCGGCACTAAAAGATGCGCCGGCGGTTATTAAACTCCAGCTACTATTACCAACTTGTAACGGGCTGTTTCTAGCTGAGGCTGAACTTCCAGTACTTGTTTGTGTTGGGCTACCTTTATCAACTGTAGTATTATCACCCAATTGACCTGTAGTGTTAAGTCCCCATGTATTAAAATTACTAAGAACATCTAGTCCATAAGAACTATATGCACCTGTAGAAACATAAGTCCAACTGCTAGTACTTACTAAAGAAATTTCTCTAACTGCTGTATTTACTATCTGTACAGGATTACTTCTTGCTATAGTAGTACCATCACCCAACTCACCATTTTTGTTTCCACCAAATGCAATTGCATATCCTTGGCTAGAATAAGCTATAGTATGAAACTGAGTGTCAGTACTTGCAGGAATGCCAGCACCACCTGCATATACTTGAGTAAATGATATACCTGTAGATATTTGTACAGGACTACTTGTATTGTTTATTGTATTATTACCCAACTGTCCTGCAGAATTCAAACCCCAGGTAAATAATCTACCTAGGCTGGTAATCCCGACTGAATGAAAGGTTCCAACAGAAATATTAGTCCAATTACTGTTACCTACCTGTACAGGACTACTTCTATTAATTGTATCTTCTAATCCAAGTTGTCCTACATCATTTCTTCCCCATGCATATAATCCATTATTAAGTTGAATTGCTAAAGTGTGACCACCACTATTGCCGCCGGTTGATACTGCAATCCAGCTACTTGTTCCTATTTGCACAGGGCTACTACGATTAATTGTGGTGTTGTCACCTATTTGACCAAGGGAGTTGGAGCCTGAAGCAAATAATCTATAATTAGCATCAATTACCACTGATGTTGAGTCCCCGGCTGATATAACAATCCAAGAACTAGAACTTATTTGTACTGGACTGCTACGACTTACTGTTGTAGTGTCACCCAACTGTCCACTGGTATTTAATCCCCAAGCCCATAATGTACCGGTAATATTAGTTGCCAATACATGCGTAGTTTTTACACTTACTTTTGTCCAGCTACCTGCAATTTGTACCGGGCTACTGCGTGATACTGTAGTACCATCACCTAATTGTCCACTGGTATTTAATCCCCAACCCCATAATGTATTATCTGGTTTGATTGCAAATATCGTATCTTTATTGACTGAAGAAGAAATCGCTATCCAACTGCTTGTGCCTATTTGTACTGGACTACTGCGTGATACAGTTGTAGTATTATCAAGAAATACACCATTTGATGCTTTACCCCATTGCCACAATGAATAATCAAGTCTAGTTGCTAACCCAGTACTAATGAGACTAAACGAATTACCAGAACCTACTTGACTAAATGAGTTAGCTCCCCAACCATATAATAAACCAGTTGTAGTTATAGCTAATGCATGTGATTCACTTGCAGTAACACTAGACCAACTAGTTGATGTACCTATTTGTATCGGACTTGATTTACTAACAGTAGTATTATCACCTAATTGATATGAAGTGTCATCACCCCATGCATACAATTTTCCATCAGTTGTAATTCCATATGAAGCATTATAATTACTTGCAATAACAGACCAATTGCTAGTTCCTAATTGTACTGGACTGCTACGACTTACTGTTGTACTGTCACCCAACTGTCCTACATTATTATATCCCCATGTAAGTAATTTAGTTGTAGAATTTATTGCTGTGGTAAATCCATCTCCTGTGGTAGACCCGGCTATATTATAAGGATTTAATGTTGTTACTGCCGGTGTACCTGTTGTAAAATATGCGGGATTACCAACTTCATTTAACTGCCATCTTGCACTTGAATTACTATAATAAGTAGTATAGGTGTCCATGTAATAATAAGGCAATGCTATACCTGAATAATTATACTGACCTATACCCAATCCTGCATATTGAACAGTACCTGATATACTTGCGGGTGCGCCAGCACCGGTTGAACCTACTTGATTATAATTATATGGTATTCTAGCTGGTGTAAAACTAGCATTATACATTGCTTGACCGGATATAATACGAAGTCCGTGGATATAACCGTTCCAATATGAATTTGAGGCTCCGCCTCCATTGGCACCAATAACTAATATTGTTTGTACTGTAATAGCAGTAAGTGTCGTAGTACCAGTTAAGGTTTGGCTTATACCATTAATGTATATTGATATTGCTCCGGCATTTACACTAATTGCAATATGAGTCCATGTACTAGCTGATATAGCATTTACTGTTACCGTGCTTGTAGTTCCGCCGGCACCGCCTATATTTAATAATCCATACTCAACTTGTCTACTACTATTTATACTAACAGCAAAATTATTAGTAGATGCTGTGCCACTATTTCCTGCAATTACGGATCTTACCGCACCGCCGGTATAATAAACCCAAGCCTCAAACGTGTAGGTATTAGCCAATGCTGTTGGTATACCAGTACCTGTATACCAACTAGATGATCCGTTAAAACTTACACTATATGCTTGAATAGTAGTATCAGGTTTGCCACCTGCAGAAACAAGATTCCAATTAGTTTCTGATCCTATCTGTGTAGGGGTACTACGATTAATCGTTGTTCCATCACCTAGTTGACCATTACTATTATTTCCCCAGGCATATAATCTACTAAAAGGACTACTTATTGCTACACTATGACTTGATCCTGCAAATATTTGTGTATATTTTACTAGTGTTTCGTTTGTTCCTGCCAAATATGTTGTGAAGGGTGAAGGTGCTCCTGTATATCTCGGTGAACCGGCGCTGGTAATAGTTCTACTATTAGCACTATCTACGGCTGGATTTGTTTGCAATGTTAATAATACAACTTGACCAGCAGTTATTGCCGCAGTATTTGCACCGCCGTATGGATTAGCAGACTGTGTTAATTGTAATGGACCAGTTGGTGTTGTAAAATTCACTGAGGCAGCATACACAATACTATTAGTAAATCTAAGATTGTTTATCAATCCTCTAAAATTTACTCTAGGATGTCCAAAATATGATCCAATCCATGTTTTATTAAATGCTACTGTACCACTAGTAACGTAATTAGCCCAGGTAGCACTTGCTAACCAGACACCATTAATATATGCATGTGTGAGTGTAGTATTTCTCACTATCGCAAGATGGTACCATGTATTAACACTTAAACTTGCGCTGAAATTAGTAGTTGCAAAACTGTGTTGAAGTGCTAGTGTTGAGCGGCCAGTTGATGAATTATTATAATACGTTTGTATAGAATTATTATTGACCACTAGTACCCAACTCAAAACACCATTAGTCCAATCACCAAAAGAAAATATTGGTTGCGGGAAATCAAAGTCTGTTGCGTAAAAGAAACATTCAAGTGTTTTACTTGTTGTGTTAAAATCAAAGGTAGAACCTGTTGCACCACTTTCAGCAAGACTAAAATTATTCTGTGTTATTGAATTAGTTAATGGATATTGATTGAATACTGCTGATATAGTTGCTGATGATGGTGATACACCTGCACTAATTTGTGTTGGACTACTACGTGTGATATATGTACCATCACCTAGTTGTCCACTACTATTATCACCCCATGCATATAGTGTACCATCAACTCTTAATGCCAGTGAATGAGTTGAGCCTGCTGAAACACTAGTAAAACTAAATGCACTTCCTTGACCAGTGGCAGCAATTTGTACAGGGCTACTACGATTAATTGTGGTGTTGTCACCTATTTGGCCAAGCTGATTATTTCCCCAACCCCATACAGTATAATCACTACGTAATGCTACTGTATGAGATAATCCAGATGCTATTCTTGTCCAACTTAACCCCGATAATTGTCCATTGTTACTTGCACCCCAGCTAAATAATTTTCCATCAGAACTTATGGCTAGAGAATGAAAGTTACCTGCTGCCACTTGACTCCAACTTCTTCCTATTCCAACTAATACCGGGCTACTCTTATTAACAGTAGTTGTATCTCCTAATTGACCTACAGAATTAATTCCCCATGCATATAATGTGCCGTCATTTTTAATAGCTAATACATGTGATTCGCCTACAGAAATTTTATTCCAGTAATTATTTAAAAATGCAGGGAATGCTATATACATAGGATCTAGCTGAGTACCCCATCCGTATAAGTATTTGTCTTTTGATACACCTAAAGTATGATAAGTGCCTGCACTAACTGATATCCAACTACTTGTACCAATTTGTACAGGACTAGATACGTTAGAATATGCAGGAACTAATACTGGACTACTTCTATTAACAGTGTCTCCTAAACCCAATTGTCCTTCTACATTATACCCCCATACATATAATCCATTATCCCTGAACGCTCCGTTATTAGGAAAACCCACTGCTTGGGGAGGTAGATTAACAATTTTAGTTAAATCCCAATTTGATCCAATTTGTACTGGACTACTTCGCCGTGAAGATCCAGCACTATCTATATATCCGCCTTCACCGACGAGATTTCCCCCCCAACTGTATAAATAGCCATAAGTGTCAACTGCAAGAAATCCGGCAGTACCACCTCCTTCGAATGCACGTACACTAATCCAACTACCGGCTATTTGTACCGGACTACTTCTATTAATTGTATCATTTTGACCTAATTCTCCTTGAGCATTTCTACCCCAAACCCATAATGTATTATCTATTCTTATGGCTCCGGTTGCGTTGGTCGAGGCACTTATGTATGTCCAGCTACTTGTTCCTATTTGTATTGGGCTACTACGTGATATTGTAGTACCATCACCTAGTTGACCATTACTATTGTTTCCAAACGAGAATAGCGCACCGTCAACTCTTAATGCATGAGTAACGCCATTAATTAGCGAAACCATTGTCCAACTACTAGTACTTATTTGTACAGGGCTACTACGAGAAACTACATCCCCTGTTCCAAGTTGGCCGAAGCCATTACTACCCCATATCCACATCTTATAATTAACATCTATGGCTGCCCCAGTGCCTGAGCCAGCATATAATTTAGTAAATAAACCTGAATTTATAATAGGTGTGGGTATGGTCCTGCTACTCACAGTATTGTCACCCAACTGTCCACTGGAATTTAATCCCCAACCGTAACATCTACCATCTTCTGTAATACCTAATGTAAAGCGACTTCCTGTAGATATTGATTTCCATTTAAGTAGCCCATAATCACCAGAACTTGCGCCAGACACACCAACTTGTACAGGATTACTCCTATATACAGCGCCCACTCCTATTTGACCATCAAGATTGTATCCCCATCCCCACAATGTACCATCATTTCTAATAGCCATGGTGTGGTCTGATATTGCTACACAAGACCATCCTACATACGGAGTTGGTCCTGTACTTGGTCCTATTCCCAATTGACCATTCATGTTAAAACCCCAGGCCCACAAGCTGCCGTCACTACGTATTGCTACTGTATGGCTTGCGCCTCCTGGTATTGAAGTCCAGCTATTACTACCTATTTGTACTGGACTACTACGATTTAATGTTGTACTATCACCCAATTGTCCACTATCATTTGCGCCCCATGCAAATAACCACCTGAACTTACAGCAGACCAACTACTGTTTCCAATCTGTACTGGACTACTACGTTGTATCGTAGTACTATCGCCTAATTGCCCATATGGATTCAATCCCCATGCAAATAGTTTATTTTCTGTAGTAATAGCTAATGTGTCAAATTTGCCAGCACAAATATATGTGTAACTACTTGACCCTACTTTACCTAATACTGCTTGGAAATTAGGATTAAATGTACCTACTTGTGCAGGACTACTACGATTGTCTGCCCCGACGCCACCTCCTATGCTGTATAATTGCCCAACAGAGTTAAGATAATATGTTCCCCATGCGGATATAGTAACACCTTTACTTGCAGGTGTACCAAAATTGCCCACCTGAACAGGACTTGAATAATGTGCTGTTGTATTACCTAAACCCAATTGTCCACCTGCATTATAACCCCAAGTAAATAAGTTATTATTAGCATCTACTGCAATTGTAAAAAATCCAGTTCCTGAAGTATTAAAATTTGAAGCTACTTGTGACCAACTACTATAACCAATTTGAGTTGGGTTAGACCTATATAAGCCAGTAAAATTAAAGCCAAAATCGCCAAAGTCATCTCTACCCCATGCAAATAATAAACCAAGAGAAGTTATACCGTATACAGCATAACTACCTGACACCATAGACCAACTTAACTGTCCTACCTGTACAGGCTGGCTACGATTAATTGTTGTTCCATCACCTAATGAGCCGTATGTTTGATTGTATCCCCATCCCCACAGTGATGAGTTTGCTGATTTTATTGCAAATCCGCCACCGTAGCGTCCAAAAACTTTTTGATATCCTGTACCAATTTGTACGGGACTGCTTTTATTTGTTATTGTGCCATCACCTAGTGCACCTGCAGTAGCTATACCGGTAGCAAATAATCTACCATTAATATCTATCATATATGTTGCGGGAAGTGAGGATGCGGCATCACCTACCGAGGCTGCAACTTGAATATAACTACTTGTACCAATTTGCACCGGACTACTACGTGCAACAGTAGTACCATCACCCAACTGTCCAGAGGTATTTGCACCCCAACTCCATAAACTTCCGTCACTTCTAATAGCATGACTGGTTGATTGGCCGGCGGCTATTTGTGAATAGCTATTTCCGGTACCTAATTGTACTGGGCTACTTCTATTAATAGTATCAGCTAGGCCCAATTGACCGTGTACGTTAGAACCCCAAGTCCATAAGCTACCATCGCTTTTTAATGCTACAACATGGCTGTCACCACTAACCATTTGAACATATGATATTCTAGCACCTAATTGACCTGCAGTATCTGCACCCCAAGTCCATAAACTACCATCACTCTTTAATGCAACATTATGATATCCACCAGCATTTACACTAGTCCAACTTTTGTTGCCTGAAATTTGTACTGGATAACTTCTATTAATTAGAGATGCATCTGCTAGTTGACCATAGTTGTTTAGTCCCCATCCCCATAGTGTGTAATCTTTATCTATAGCTACTGTATGATAATTACCTGCACTAACTGCAATCCAACTAATTGTGCTAGCAATTTGCACAGGACTGCTTCTATCTAGTGTAGTATTATCGCCCAATTGACCTAAACTGTTAGACCCCCAAGCAAATAATATACCATCACTACGTACTGCTACAGTATGTGTGCCACCTGCGGCAATTTGACTCCAACTGTAATATTGAGGAGATGTTGCACCTATTTGACCATAGGTGTTGTCACCCCACATGAATAAATTAGTTGCCGAGCCTGAAGCTGCCTGTACTGCAAGTAAACGCCACGCTAAGGAGCTCATTACGCCTCCTCAGGTTTAACAGGATAGACTACTGTACTTTCATCCAAAAATTCTGGATCATTTTCATATATGGCAGGTAAGTCTCTCAACTCCTGTCTATACGTATTGTACAGTGCTGTTAGTTGTTCTCCATTAAGTTGCATAACGTCTGCTAATTGAGTAAAATCTGTAGCAGTTAATAAAGTATCTCTTTTCATTCTTAATTGAGCCATAGCGTCTATATGTCTATTTAGCTTAATTTGAAGTAGCTGTTCTTCGGTTGGTATCACCGGTTCAGGTGGAGTATATATAGGTAAATTAACAACTTCTAAAGTTTCTATTACTGTATCATTTTCAATTCTATATACTGGATTTCCTAATCGCTGAGTATTAGGATCATATATAGGTACTTCTTTAACTAATGTTCTCCAACCTAATGAGTATATATAACTCTCATCGGATAGAGCATGAAAATTACTTATGTTTCTCCAGTTATCCGGTAGCAAATCATAAACACCTGTAATTTTATTATCTTCAATGTGAGCATAATTTGCCATTATAAATTCTGCCCAGTAATAAAAGATTGCCAACTAGATCCAGCATCAACTGTAAAAAATACAAATACGTCTTTTTTTCCACTAGTTGAAGTTATTGTTGGTGCAACATTACTAGGCCATTTAAAACTTGAAGGCCAGGTCACTGCTCTTGCTGTTCCGTCTCCGGTAGTAATAAGCACAAAAGAACTAACTCTACCTACAGCTTGTACATTTGTAACAGCCACTAAAGATATGTTGTTGTTTAATAATACTTCAAACAATGTTGCACCACTAATATCTAGTGATAGAATATTGTTAGAAATAGTTACTAACTGTCTTTTTTCTGCACTGTTGTTGTTTAATAACAAACCATTTAAGTTTATAGTTCCTTGTAGACCTACAGTTGAAGTAGCAGGTACAAAAGTCAAATTAGGATTCACATAAGCTGAATTTGTTAACCCAGAAGAAGTAGGTTGCAGGTCAAGATAGTAAGTTGTTACATCATTGATTGCAGTCGTTACCTGTAATACACTATTTGTCAATGACATAAAAACTCCTTAAGCCTGAGCTTCAGTCCAAGATGCACGTCCAAATATATTAGCTGAACCACTACCAATATTTTGAGCCGTAATAGTGATTACGTCAGGACCATCAGGATAAATACCATTATTAGATAATGCTGATCCGCCACTTAAAATACTAGTACCCATATCACGTATTAAATCTAATTCGACTGATGTTGTTGTAAAACTTGCACCACCTGATGTATTTAAGAAGAATCCATAAATTATTTCGCCACCGGAAACAGTTGTGCCCGCAGTATGTGTTATATATTGTGCTAGACTAGAACCACCTTGACTTTGCCAGTTAGGGGTTGAACTACTTACAGTACCATTCAATACCAGGGTCATCAAGAATTGACCGTTTGAGAACACGTCCATCTGTCGTAAAACCATCTGCATACGGTTAACAAGTTCACGTGTTCCTAGTGTGCTGGCAGTTATACCGTTACTTACTGAGGGTGCAATGCGTAAACTAATAATAGCATTAGTGGTGCCGTTAGAAATTGATAATGCTGTAGTCATACCACGTGTGAACACGAATGATTTATCATCATCAAAACGTCCATCCATAATAACTGAAGTACCCCAGTGACTTATTGTTGGTGAGAAGTCTGGTGCATATATTTCTACCATTGTCATATTTGTATTAGGTGAACTAACTGTAAATGTTTGTGCTGTAGTTTGTCCCAATGGGGCAAATATTAAGCTAGTTGATCCTCCCGCGCCAGTAGTAGCATAATTTAAAGTGATGCTAGTATTTGTTACAAAACTCACAACACCTGCTCCAGGCGGTATATAAGTACCAATTACTTGTTGCCCAATTTGAACTCCACTAGTGCTAACACCTGTCAATGTCGGACTACCTGTAGTTGCAGTAAATGTTAATGTACCACCTGCAGACGTTCTAGTAAGTCCACTTAAATAAGGATTGAATAATATAGTAGAAGAACTAGCACTAAATGTGGCCGCTTGACTCATAGTAACACTAACGTTAGTAGAAATACTATTAACTATTGTACCATAAGGTATACCAACACCTTGTATATATTGTCCTACCACAGTTCCTGTAGTGTTAGCCATTGTAAGTGTAGTACTGCCGGATATAGTATTACCGGTTAAACTTACATCTTGTGATTTACCTGTGTACTGTACAAATTCGCTTTGTGTACTATTACGTATCCAAACAGTACCAGGAAGACTTGGTGTAGCATTATACCAATCTAAATGACTTGCTACATATGCAGATGACGCTCCGCTAGTTAATGTTTGTGTTAGTAGCGAAGTTCTTGGGAAAGTAGCAACTTCATAACGTGCAGGTAAATTACCTGAACGCATATATGCTTCATAGTTAACGTTATTGTTAATCATTTTGTGACAGTAAATGATGTTTCCATCTCCGCCTCTAAAGCCCCAACGAATAAAACCAGCACCATACCATGAATAGTCCATGTAATACATCTGCATTTTACCTATGTCTACTGTAAATCCACTTGGTCCTGTACCATCGACACGGTCTAAATTCCATTGACTTTGCGGAACTCTAGTTTCAATTGTTTTACTCATAGTAGCATTAGTTAAATTACTAGTGCCCCTATATGGGGGATTTATTGTCAGTGATGTATCACTAGTAATATTTAATACACGATAACTCATACCTTTGATAACAATGAAATCATTAGGTTGAAGTTGTTTACTAAAATAAGTAGCTACTCCATTAGTCGTTTGTCCGGTAACAGTAGAATCTCCTGCGTTCACGCTTACAAACCCGGCAATTTGATAAACTGAACTACGTCTTACTGCGTACAAGGTTTGTCCATCAAATTCAAAATATATGCCGTTCTGGCTATCAAATGTGCCAATTCTACAAGATGCACCATTCCATCCTGTAACACTTAAAACATAAACACCAGTTGCGACAAAAGGTGAAGGTGGTGCAGACCCTGCAGTATATGTGAATCTATATGGATCTAATACAGTAGCTACTGTAAAGTTACCATTGTAAGCTGTTTCGTTACATCTAGCAACACTAATACTTGTGCCTGGTTCTAAGTTATGTTGTATTTTTGTAACAACTGTTACGGTGGTGCCAGAAGCAGTGATACTATCAACGTTTAAACTAGGCTTCAATAAAGTACCTGTACTAATTTGAATACCTTTACCTGACTGATAGCGGAAATATCTACGAGTCTGACGAATCATTTGTTGATTATGACTTGACGAATTGGTACTGAAAGTAACACCGCCGTCAAATGGTCTATGATTGAATGTTCCCAATGGTCTGCAATATAAAGTACCACCTGTAATCGTACCCGATGTTGGGTTATTAGTTGCATAGAATACAAAAACAGTAGGACTAGTTACTGTTGCAACCATCCAACTTCCGTTTGGATTATTTGTTGCGCCGGTAGTGCCGGTTATCGCTATTTCATTTCCAATTGACAATCCATGAGGTACGGTAGTAGTTACTGTAATCGCAGTACCTGAGTATGCATAACTAGTTACAGTAATGCTAGCACCAGTAAATATACTTCCAGCATATACGCCAGTTACGCCATTGTTAAAAATACTACCTGTAGTACCTGTAAAAACTGCTTTACCGGTGTATGTTGAAGATGTTGAACCGTTGGTAGAATCAATTAAGTATAATCCATCAGCACCAGCAAATGTAGAATCTCCGACAAAAACTACTGAGCCGGCAGCCACTGCCCCTGAAGCAAAAGTTAATACATAGCTACGACTACCATTAGTAGCATTAATACCAGTAATAGCTAAAGGGGTTGCAACGTTAAAATATGCAAATGGGCGATTATTAATCATAGTTAAACTTTCCCATTTAGTAGATTGTACTGAATATTCAAAGTCAGTATCAATCAATGCTTGCGGTTGGCTAGTTCTAAATTTGTTAACTGGATCGGTATATACCTCGCTCGGAGTAAACTTCTCGTCATACTCATCAATGAGAATTTCTATCTTGTTAGAAGATGCCATACCTGTACATGCATTTTGCAATACTACGGTCGTAAATGTGTTACCAACTGTGTCAGTAGTAATAGAATAACTAGTAAATTTGTTATTAGCATCAGAGAAGTTATAAATTACCTGATTGGTTGTTACGTTAGTAATTAACACAATTCTTTCCCTCAGAATGCCTTGTGGAATTACGATTGTTTTTGATGTTGGGTCAAACGTATAATACGGACTCACTATTGTTTTTCTAGCCATTTTTACTCCAGTTAACTAAGATTATCATATATTTATCTTACCTAAATTAATACCCGAACATAAT